GACGCATGACTTGGACCCAGTTGGCACGAACAACAATGGCGACTTGTGCGTTGAAGACCAGTGGGACTGGGCAAACACGGATGACGATGACTATGTAGTTATCGACGATTACGCAGTTGTTGACCTGGTCATGAACCAGTCTCTCAACATTGAAGACGCCTACGACTGGTTCCCGGCTGATCCGGACGATGAAACGTACCAGTTCCTGGACACGGACTCGGTTGGCCCGACACTGGTTATTCCGTTCTCGATGCCCCCGGAAGATCCGTGGGATCACACGCAGGCGGAGGACGATTGGGCAATTCCGGACGACTACGCGCTCATCAGCGTGTTGCCAACGATGCAGGTTCCCGTCGCAGACGCCTGGGATCACTTCTCGACGGACGACGACGATTACGCGGTGACCGACGATTACCAATCCGTCAACAACACCCCAACGGTGGTGGCGGACGGCTGGGATCACTGGCTCACCGATCCGGACGATGAACTGTTCTTGGGACTGGATTACGCCGTAGTCCTCCCGTCGCAGGACGCGGCCAGTGTGGACCCAGTGGATCACTGGACGCAGGACGCGGACGATGAAGAGTGGATCTTCAGGAACTCGGATGCGGTCGAGCCGAAGCGCGGATTGCCGATCGAGGATGCTTGGGACCATTTCACGACATCGGACGATGAGTGGACGTTGCCGGAAGACTATGCAATCGTTAACTACATCCCACCGCCGTCTCAGTTCACGGACGATAACTTCGATTGGTTCTACGAACCGGCCGAAGATAACGAGCAGGACTACGCAGTAACGGAAGGCCAGGTGGTGTTGAGCGTGTACTTGCTCAATCCGTACTTTGAAGTGTTCATCCCTCTTCGTCCATTCACTGTAACCTGGGGTGCGCTCGATGCAGATGTTTAACGCAAAGGCGCCAGGCGAAGCAGTAGTGTTGAGCTTCAACTTCACACTGTTCTGCCTGCCACAGGGCATCTTTCTCACTGGTACGCCGGTGTTGACATTTGCCACCGAACTAGGCACGGACCCCGATCCTTTAGCGCTGATCAATGGGCCTCCCGCTGTGGATATAACCGGGTATCTGGTGCAGCAGCCTGTTATTGGTGGCCTGGATGCAACCAGTTATTTAATTACAGCTACATGCTTGACGACAAACGGCTACTGGACCCCGGTGATGCCAGCGCTGCTACCGGTCAAGGATCTAGCCTTCTAGGAGACTCATGTAATGCCGTTGCAGAAGGGTTCGAGTAAGGAAACAATTAGTCACAACATTGCGGAAATGGTGAAAGCTGGCCATCCACAAAAGCAAGCGGTGGCTGCTGCATATCACGAAGCTGGTGAAACCAAGGACGGCGCGGAAGAGCTAACAATGGAAGCCGCCCGCGATCTCCTGTCCAAACTTGAAATTGACCTGGATGCGGATGCAGAACTGAAGACAGCCCTGGAAGGCGTGCTTGGTATCGGCGATGAGTCCCTGACGTATGAGGAAGAAGCGATGCCGAACAGTGATTGCACACTAGACGTCAATGCCTTGGCTCAAGTGTGCGGAGTCGGCGACTCAGAATACTTGATGATGATGGGCACCTTGAACGAAGCCAAGCGCGATATCAAGACCCGCGTGCGGGTGGGCGACCGTGGCCGTATTGAAATGGCCGATCGCAATGAGTTCTATGCTCCGGGCGAGTTGGGCAAATCCCGTAGCCTGACGCCAGAAGGTTACCTGTTATGTAAGGACGTAGCCATTGCACGTACGGGCGAGCAAGTGTACGGCGTGGCAGAGTTGACCGATCAAAAGACCGGAAAACCAGTGGTAGAGCCAGGGCCCGACGGCATCATCATTGTCGGTCGAGAACCCGAAGAAGTATTTCGTGATGAGACTATGGCCAGTTTTGAAGGCAAGTCTGTCACTGTAGAACATCCCAATCAGTTCGTGACACCGGAAACAGTGAAACAATTGGAAGTGGGTACGGTGCACAACGTGCATCGTGGCGTAGGCATTGACGATGAATTCTTGATGGCAGACCTGCTTATCAAGGATCCCGCTGCAATTGCCCATGTGAACAAGGATCTTCCTGAGTTGTCTTGCGGCTACGACTCGGAATACAAACAAACGGAAGCCGGTAGAGCGACGCAGCACGACATCATTGGAAATCATGTCGCATTAGTAGATCGAGGCCGTGCTGGGCCGCGAGTGGCAATCAAAGATCATCAACCCAAGGAAATTTCCATGTCCAAGATCAATGTTATTGACAAGCTCATGAACGTGCTGAAGGCCGTGAAGACCAAGGACCAGGCAGCGCTGGACAAGGCTCTGACCGCGGATGAAGAAGGCGATGGTCCAAGCGGCGCCGAAACCTTTGGCAACATGGACGCCAAGTTCAAGGATTGGATGGACGCTGCCGACAAGCGCATGAAGGATTGGATGGACGCCAAGGACGCCGAGTTCAAGAAGAAGGGCGAAGAGGAAGAAGAAGCAAAGAAGAAAGGCGAAGGCGAGACCAAGTCCGAAGACGCAATCATCAGTGCGGAGACGCTGGGCAAGAACCCGGAAATGCTCGGTCGTGTATGGGTTGGCGATTCCGTGGCTCCGTTGGTCAAGGAAATCTTGACTCGTGCGGAAGTCCTGTCTCCTGGCATCACTATCCCAACGGCCGACGCTGTCAGCCAGAAGGGCCTGAAGAACTTCATGCTGACCGCCCTGGCACGTGCTGCCACGACCGATGCGGGTAAGGAAGCCATTGCAGCATTCGTACCCGCAGGTGAGCGCCTGGAGGCCATGGATGGGCAGACGCTGCGCCAGGTGTTCAACGGAGCAGCAGAAGTGATGCGCGTCAAGAACAACTCTGCGTTCCGCCCCACCTCGGTAAAGACCGTGGACTTCGGCAAGCCAGTGTCGCCGGAAGATATCAACCAAGCAAACGCCGATTTCTGGGCGAACGGTGGCAAGCGCGTCACCGGTAAGAAGTAACGCGCAGCCCCATCCCAGTCATAAACAGAGGAAACACTACCCATGACTCTCCTGAGCAATGCATTCACCTTCCGCATGCCGTTCGCCATTCCGGGCGATCTTGCGCAAGCAGCCGGTCGCGCCAACGTGAAGGCGGAAATCTACGGCGCAACGGCTTTCCCGTACTACGGGCTGCCCTGCGTGCTGTCTTCCGGCACGGTTATCCCCGTCAACTCCAACCTCGCTGCGGTGGCCAACTCCATCTACGGCTGGCTGGTTCGTCCATTCCCCTTGCAGGAATTCGCGTCGCCTTCGACGTCTCTTGTAACCGGAGGCCAGGCAGTTCCGCCCACCAGCGGTATCGCCAATGTCATGACCGAAGGTTACATCGGTGTCTTTGTCCAGGCGGGCGCAAGCTCTGTCGTGGAAGGTGGCACTGTGTACCTGCGCTACCAGACGACTGGCGCCGGCATCACGATCTTCGGAGGTGTGGAGGGAGTTACCACGGGTAACAACTTCGCCGTGGCCAACACCACGAACAGCCGCAAGACCTGCTACTTCACCGGCCCCTGCGACGCCAACGGCTTCACCGTTGTGGCGTTCGGCATCTAAACCACAGCTTGAATCACAGAGGTATAACTCAGATGAACATTGTCAACCCGGTGAATGCTGTTCACCCCGCGTCTGTCAGCGGTGCTGTGGCCACGGCCCTGGCAGCTCGCAAGGGGCAGCTCGGTATCGTGAAAGACACCAACTCGGACCTTCGTATGCGCACTCGCGCGCAGACGCGGGATGCGTTTATGACCTTCGACCAAGCAACCGTGGACTCCACGGGCGCCTTCCTGGTGGGAGAGTTGGAACGCCTGGACCAGCGGCTGCACATGCCGCTGGCGTCGGTTACCTGGTCGCGCGATATCGATCTGCGTACTGACGTAAGCATGGCGGACGAAGATACTTCGTTCACCAACAGCACGTTCGCATCGCCACAAGGCGTAGCTGGATCCAATAAGGCATGGGCCGGTAAGGATTCCAGTGCCATCGTCGGTGTTGGTCTGGACATCGGTAAGCAGATCTTCCCGCTGAACATCTGGGCAGTGCAGCTGTCGTGGACGTTGCCGGAACTTGCTTCTGCGCAGAAGCTGGGCCGTCCGGTAGATCAGCAGAAGTACGAAGGTATGCAGCTGAAGTACCAAATGGACATCGATGAAATGGTGTACGTTGGCGATCCCGGTCTGGCGCTGACCGGTCTGCTCAATCAGACCAACAGCACCAATACCGGTAACGCTGTGAACGGTTCCTGGGCAACCGCTACCCCTGCACAGATCCTGGCTGACATCAACTCTCTGTTGACCAGCATTTGGAAGGCTACGGGCTATGCCTTGATGCCGGATCGGCTCCTGGTGGACCCGACCTCATACTCGATCTTGGTTTCCACCTTGATCAGCACCGCCGGCAACATCTCGGTGCTCGAGTTCGTGAAGGCCAACTCCCTGGTGAACGGTGCGCTCGGTCGTCCGCTGGAGATTCAGCCTTGCAAGTGGCTGCTCGGAACCAACAATGGCAACACTCTGGGTGTGTCGGCGACCAATTCCATGTTCGCTTACATCAAGGACCCAATGCGCTGCCGCTTCCCGCTGGTGCCTTTGCAGCGGACTCCGATGGAGTATCGCGACATTCGCCAGCTCGTGACGTACTTCGGTCGTCTCGGTGCGGTGGAAATCGTGTACCAGGAGACTGTGGGCCTGCGCTCCAACCTGGGCTAATCCCCCAGGTTTCTTCTTTAACCTCGATGTTGGACCAGGAGTTTCTATCATGCCAGTTATTCGTGTATTGAAACCGTTTATGTTTTCCTTCCCTGCGCGTGCCGGGGAAAAGCTGACGTCTGAAACAAAGTTCCTTCCCGGTGAGCACGATGTTCCCCAGGCAGTCATCGACCATCCTTGGATCAAAGCAGGTGCCGACGGTAAGATTGAAACCTTACAGCAAGCGGCTGCTCGTACTAAGGCGGAAGCAGACAAGGCTGCATTGGCCAAGGAAGATGCAGATCGTTCCAACGCCATGGCACAGGCAGCGGTTGCACGGCTGAAGGCCGCGGAACCGGGTGCTACGGGCACTGCGGAGGAAATCGCCAAGGAGCTCGACACCCCTGTGAATGAAATCCAGGGCAAGCGAGCCGGTGTGCAAGCGGGTGAGTTGACTGATCCAAGTGGCGGCAAGGGTAAGAAGTAACAGGTCATGACCGTAACGGTTGCCTCGTTCCGTCAAAGTTTTCCGGAGTTTACTGATCCAGAAATATACGATGGTGGTTATATCACAAACGTGCTATTGCCGCTGGCCCTGGCGTTTCAAAACGCCAGGCGCTGGGACGTATTGACAATCGATTACGGGACTGGTTTGTTTGTGGCGCACTACCTGGTGCTCGAGGCCAGGGCTGCGGCCACAACTGCTGCGGGTGGTATCCCTGGCACTGTGGAAGGGATCCGCACGGCCAAGAGCGTGGACAAGGTGGCTATCAGCTATGATGCCAATACCGTGGCCCTAGAAGGGGCAGCTTTTTGGAACATGACAACATACGGTATCCGATTCTATCAGCTTACTCGAGCTTACGGTACGGGCGGTGTGCAGGTGGGCGCGGGTCCTGCTGGGTACTTCTCCTTCGGGGGTGGTTGGTTATGAGTGACAGGGAACTTGCCAGTGGCGCTCCGGTCCCGGAGGATGAGAGCCATAAGAAAATCAACCCAGCAACGGGTATGCAGAGCGACTATATTGTATTGACTCGCGAAGAGCGGGCCAAAGGCTTTGTGAAGCCATTGCGCCGCAAGTATCTGCATACAGGGCGATTGATGTGTGGCACTGCCATGCACCCTTACGATTCTGATTATTATGGTGCAGGCGCTTACGTGGTGTGCTGTGGACCTGTTGGTCACACGGGCCCACATGGCAATGACGGTGGGCATACTGCTTCTGTTGCTACAGCAACAGAATTGGATCGTTTACGCCGCACCGGTCGCTATAAGGGATGTGGCACACCGACTTCCATGTCTCAGGAGATTGCCGAGACATACGCTCGTGACCCACGTTTCTACAATGGTACGTTTTGCGTGCACTGTAAAAAGCATTTCCCACTGAACGAGTTCGAGTGGGAACCGGACGGCGAGACCATGGATCCCAACCAGCAGAAGGTTCGTGGCTAAGACCGGCCTGACAATAGTCAAGGACAACACAGCAAGGATATTTAAACAGCTCGAACAGCTGATGAATAAGCAGGTGTTGGTGGGCATTCCAGACTCGGGGCAAAATGTCCGGGGCGAAGAACCGGTCAATAATGCCACTATCGGCTATGTCATGGAATTTGGTTCACCGCTGCACAATGTGCCAGCACGCCCGTTCTTGATTCCTGGTGTAGAGAAAGCCCGCTCCGCTTGCCTGGTACAGCTGCGCCAGGCTGCGGCCGCAGCACTCAAGGGAGACAAGGGCGGTATGCTGCAAGGTCTCAACCGCGCAGGCATCTTGGCTTCCAACGAAGTCAAAATGACCATCAACTCGAACATTCCACCGCCGCTGAAGCCAGGTACGATTCGTAACCGTCACCGTGGTAGGGACACCAAGATGCGCGAAAGCGAACAAGTGTACTTAGGCTTAGTGGCCAAAGGTGCTGCACCAGGTGCTGCCCAAATAGATGTCGGCATTATTGCCCTGGTGAATACCGGGCAGCTGCGCAACAGCATCACCTATGTGGTGCGGGATAAGACTTTCAATGCCACAGCTTGACGTTTCGGAACTTGCTGTCGACATCGACTTTTGGGAAGGCAAGCTCATTTGCCTGCGCCTGGCACAGACCATGGGCGCGGATGGTTATGCCGTGAATGCACTGACTTCCTTGCCTTTCGGCGGTGTAGTCACCCAGGTAGCGGGTTCGGACTTGCGCCGTGGTGCGGACGGCGAAATGATTACTGGGTCTATCTTAATCGTGTCTCGATTCCGTTTGCGTGATGGCAAAAGCGGTTTCTCCGCGGACATTATTATTCGGCAGACGGAACGCTATACCGTGGCCAATGTATTGAATTACTCGCGCTTTGGCCAAGGATTTGTGGAAGCGACTTGTGACTTGATGCCCCTGGCTGGTACTTATCCGACAGCACCGGGTTACAAGCCGGAGAACAACCGTGCCTGATCCGAATACTTCTGCCACGGGTGGCACGCTTTTCCCTGCACTGCCTTTACCACTGGACGACGATGCACTGGATGCAGTGCTCCAACAGTTGGTAGTGGATGTGACGCAATTGCCGGGGACCATGGTTCGACCGCGCTGGCAACAAGCGGAGGCGCTTGGACCCAATGAGATCGGCGGTGTACCAAAGCAGCCGGAGCCAGGAGTCAACTGGTGCGCGCTTGGTGTG